CGCTACATATGGGCTTTGTATTGCGTTGCCGGTGGTAGGATGCCGCGCCAAGAAACCGAAGCTCGACACAGCTTCCTCGCATTGAATCCAACGCGCCACACTCATGGCGTAACGTTCCAGAAGCTGTGGGGAAATCAGCGCAGCGCAGCCTCGTGCGTTAAGCCACGTCCATGTGTTTTTATATATTTCACCAGCGGCAAGCGTCGTACCATCCTTTTGTTCTGCCGAAAGCATCTTGTTCGGCTCCGGCATTTCATAGCCTTCGAGCGCGGGCGCATCAGTGAACTCCATCACCGTCAGCTTCCTGCCACCCGGATTACCGGCGGATATTTTATCGGCGAGAGGCTTCTTTTTGGCGCCAGCACCGACTCTGGCACCGCCTCTACAGGTGCCGTCTTTCGCCATATTCATCACACTCCTTTTTTACTTGGGCTATTCAACCCTTTGAAACTGCGTTTTTCAACACGAAGCCCCACGCCGCTGTCCGAGTTGATTTGTTTTAGAGATTTAGATACCCCCTGATAGGTACCCCGAAAATTGGACAGCCATTGATTGAAATTCGGTAGTGATGAATCAAAACACCGAACAGAAAAGAGAGTCGGAAATCAAAGATTCGGACAGATATGAAATCTCGCAGCCAATGGCTGGACAGATAATGGTATAATATCTGTGATTGATTTTCACCCTCGGAAAAGGAGAAAACAATGGCTAAGGATGGTACCAATCGCGGCGGAGCCAGACCCGGAGCTGGCCGCAAGAAGAAAACAGGTGAAGGTGTGTATGAACACGTTACCTTCACCGCAGAGCAACTAAAAGAACTCACGGATTCTCCTCATGTATCAAGCGTCTCCAGCAAGTCGGTTTCATACACGAAAGCCTTCAAGACAGCAGCATGGCAAAGATACTGTGACGGCGTCGACCCAATACAGATTTTTGCGGACGCCGGATTGAATACAGAAACGCTTGGAAGGGCTCGTATTCTCGGCTTTTTCAAACTTCTACGCGAGGCAAAAGCCAAAGGTCTTTCATTCACCGAGGGAAATGAACCGTATCCGAGCGATGCGCAAAAGGAAGGCTCGTTCCCGACACCTCCAAGGAGAGCCAACCGAGGGCGGCCTCCCGTCATGACCGACTCGGAGATAAACAAGCTCGCCACGAAGGTCGCATATATGTCGCAGGAGCTGGAGTTCCTAAAAAAAATTATCTTAGCGGAGAAGAAGGAGAAATAGCCATGTACATGAACGACTCTCCAAAAATCCGCTATGGGATAATCGCAAAGACGATAGAACGGGATGATAACCTGCTGAACATCTCATACCTGTGCGAACTTGCCGGCGTTTCTCGCTCCGGTTTCTACTACTGGCAAGGCGGAGAACACGACCGTCTGGTGGCAGAGGAACAAGATAAAAAGGATTTTGAGCTTGTGCTTGCCGCATTCCAGTACCGTGGTTACGCAAAAGGAGCGCGAGGCATCCATATGAGACTTCTACATCAGAATCCGCCTGTGAGGATGAATCCGAAAAAGATTCGGCGCCTGATGAAGGGCTATCATCTCGTGTGTCCTGTTCGGAAAGTGAACCCGTATCGTCTGCAGGCGAAACGGCTTCAGGAAAACCGTATTGCACCTAATATACTCAACAGGCAATTTAAGGCATACGGACCGCGAACGGTACTGCTTACAGACATTACGTTCATTCCGCGCTACTCACACCATGAGCCAAAAACCAAATATTCATATGTGTGCGTCATTATGGACGCATTCACAAAGGAAGTACTCTCCTGCGTATGCCGAACCTCGTATGAAACGGATATTGTCTTGGATGCACTAAACCAACTCATGGAGAAGCATGGCGCAGAGCTTAAAACTGACGTGTTGATTCATTCAGATCAGGGCTGCCAGTATACAAGCTCAAGATTCGTTACTATATTGAATGACTATGGTTTAAGACAGTCGATGTCTCGCCGGGGAAATTGCTGGGATAACGCTCCGCAGGAGAGTCTGTTTGGTCATATGAAGGACGAGATTCGTCTGAATCCCACCGATGGGCACAACCAAGTCGAGCAGAAGGTTCTGGAATGGGTTGACTATTACAACAATGAGAGATACCAGTGGAGTCTTGCAAAGCTCTCTCCGGCAGAGTATTACCGTTATGTGACTACGGGTGAATATCCCTTGCCTCTTGAGAGCAACGGGGGCTCTGCCCCCGAACCCCCGGAGTTTAACGCTTCGGTTTCCAAGGAAGGCAGAGAAAAAGACGAAGCCGAAGCTCCGCCTTCCCCGCAAACCTGACATACCGCTCGGGTCGCTCTCCAGCGTTGCCTTGTCCTGTATGGCAGTAAAGCAAGTGCATTATACCACGAAACTACCGCCCCAACCCACTCCGAGATTTCAAACAATCTCACGTTGTCCAATATTGGGGGAGCACTTTACCACCGGCTCTGTCAATAGGCTTTCGATTATGGTTTCGCGCTTTTTTGATTATGTTTTGGTTTGTACTACATTTTGGTACAAAGCTCATCGGTCGTGCCAGCGGTCGCCGGACTCCGCTGTGATGCGGGAGTGGCAGCTATGACACAGCGCCGTGAGATTGCTCTCGGCATTGGTACCGCCGCACGACAGCGGGAGCACATGGTGTACCTCCTCGGCGGGTGTCAGTCGACCAGCCTTCTTGCATTCCTCGCAGAGCGGGTGCGCCTTGATGAAGCGGTCGCGGATACGCTTCCATGCACGACCATATCTTTTGTTGGTTTCAGGCTCGCGCTGGAAATGATTGTAATGATAATCCGCCTGTCGCTGATGCTCCGGGCAGTAAAGACCGCTTGTCAGCTTCGGACAGCCGGGATGCTGGCATGGTCGCTGTGGTTTTCTTGGCATGATGTCACCTCCTCGTGGACATAAGAAAAGCCCTGAGGGATTGCTCCCACAAGGCTCTCTTGTTCCTATTTCTCTAAGTATATCATATCAGAATTTAGCATGAACATCTACTAACATAACCTATCATCTTTCGGGCGGCACACGAATTTCATCGTAAGCTTTCTCCCGCAACCGATAGATATGCTGGATGCTGTAGCCCATTTCAACCGAAATCTGCTCCCACGTTTTGAAGCACAGATAACGCAGTTCCAGCAGCGTCTGGTACTCGGTGTTGTCCACAGCCTTGATAAGCCTGACCATCTCGCGCTTCAGATCAACGAGCCGGTCGATATCGCGGTTGATCTCCGCTTGCAGGTCTACAATCTTTCCTACAGCGTCAGCCATCGTAGAGGTGCCGCGATTGGGATTGCGGGGCATACCTGTGAGCGTCGAGGTGCATTTTATCGCCAGTTCGTTGAGGGAAGCGACCTGCTCCAGCTTTGAGTTGATGCGCTGGTCGAGACGGTACGCCTGACCGAGATATTCCTTAACAGTCATGCCGCCACCTCCGCTTTCAGCTTGCTGATGAGCAGCTCCGGGTCGAGGTGGGTCAGCAAACCAAACCAGCCGGAGCGGAAGAAACTCTCGATGCTCCGGCATTCGTACTGCGCCGAGCGGTTATGCGGATTGAGTGAGAGGGTACGCAGCGCCTTGCGGTAATCCTTCGCCGCCTGAAGGATGATGGCGTTTGCGAGGTTTTCGTAATTGTTGTCCATGAGACACACTCCTTATCTGGATTTTGTAATTCCAGCGAAGCGATGCCGCATTGTGAGCATTGTATATGTAAAGCACAGGTGCGTTGTTTTCATAGTCAGCGTTCATTGCAGAGAGCCGTTTATCACGGCTCGCACCTCGTCAACCGAACGGACGACCGCAGCCGTACCGCCACAGGCGAGGATTTTTCGGATAGTTGCCGCTTGAAGTGCCGTTGCTTTCCCGACCGGCGTCTTCACCTCAAAGGCGAAAAACCTGCCGTCGATACAGGCGATGATGTCGGGGATACCTGCCGTACCGTACATCCCGCCGTGCTCCTTCCAAACAAAGCACCTCGGCACGGTCTTGAGATAGCGCAGGATCGCGCTCACGATTTCTTTTTCTGCCACAGTGTACTCCTTGTAACTTTTTTCGGGTTTGTAACCGTGTAACCGCCTTTTATAGAGGTCTGCGTGTATTCACACGCGCACGCGCACGCGTATGGAATTGAAGCCGCTCTCGCGTATATACATATTTTTTGAAGCTACAAAGTTACAAAACCATCCGACCACCCTGAAATGTGTTCTATATAGCGGCTTTTGGGGCGTAACTTTTCCTGTAACTTCTGTGCTCCGAGAGGCTACATCACGAGCGATTAAGTTACAGATTGCGCCGCTCATAGCGGTTCAATCTCTGTGATTTCAAAGCCGGAAACGTCGCACCGCGTTTTGAGCAGCGCATAATTGAGCGTCCACACGCGCCGATTCTCCGAGCCGATGCGTTTTTGCACGTTGCTCTCCAGAAAATAATCCGAATGCTGTAGCTGCTTCTTAAACTGTGCATAGGTCAGCGTTTCTCCGGCGATGGCGTAGTCCTTGCGGTACTTGGTATAGCGGTCATAGACGTGATTGAGCCACAGCGCCAGTGTTTTCCCATCATCGCATATGGCAAACTCGCTCTTCGGGTCAAGCCCCATGCGCGACATGACCTCAAGCGTCTGTTCGACCACGCTCTTATTGCTGGTGCCGCCGTCCAGCAGGTATTCCTTCGCCGCATATACGATGTACTTCATGCAGAGAGCG